TGGACTCATATCGCTGGCGGCCTCCACTCCCCTCCTTCGGGAGGATGGGCGGGGCCCCGGTCATCCTGGTGCGTTCACGCACCAGTGGACTCCTTGAGAAATTAAAGGAGTATTACACGGACCGTCGGTCCGTTGGCGACCTCTTTGAGGTTCGCACTTCCCCCTGCGTTTTGCAGAGGTGTGGTCTCTCTAGGGAGCCCAAATATCTGTCGGAGTATACTCCTTCAGAGCAGGTTCATATCCTGCTAAAGTCCCTATATTATAGGGCTAGTGATAACTTCAAATTGAAGTTACGTATTGTTCTTCAAAGGAAGAACGGCCTCAATCAAGTGAGGCAATGGTGGCACACCGCTAATGGTGTGGTACTTCCCTACCTTATTGAGGGTGGGGAGAACTGGGAGGTTATAGACTCCCTTACACGGTTCTCTCTTGAGAACTGTGCGAATAACTACGGGTTATTCATAAAGGGTATGAAATCCCTTAAGAAGGCGATGCGTAAAGCAGCCGCCTTGGGTCGGGAACCTTCGGTTCACCGATCCTTGAGAACTTATTATAAGTTCTACAAGAGGTTTAATAATACCTCAGGACCCCAGGAGTTCATGCAACATGTCCTCCTGTGGACCCAGACGCGTGCGTCTGGTTTAGCGGATGGTAAAATGATCCGCGCATCTGTGGAAAAATTTGTTTCCACCGTTACGTCTCCTCAGGAGACTATTACTCTCCAGCCTGATGTATTGCTGGAGACCACCAGAGGCGCCTTAAACGTTTCTGGTGATCATGCCCGCATTTCTGTGGGTACTACTAGTTGTCTTGAGTCAACTAGACAGGAAGGTGGCAAAAGCCAATTCCTTAAGTCTCTTTGCAGAAGCAAGAGATTGCATACAACGTACGATTTTCGTACGTTGGAACCTACAGCTATTCCAGCTCGTAGGACTTCGACATCTGAAGATGTCGTTCACTGGGCGGTGCAAACCGCCCTGGAATGCCCTGCTTATATCAGGGCAGCCCGTCTACATTGCGTAGCGGAACCCTCGAAAGCGAGGACAATCACTGTGGCATCTTATGCCTATCAAGTGATCATGGGTGTTTTCGCCCATGTTTTCCAGGCTACTTTAGTTAGCGCTGGAGTAAAGTCTGGTCTTACTAAAGACAGGCATTTGTGGCGGTTTTTAACTGACACAATGAACCCACAGTCTACAATGTGGGAGCACATCTCTGATAGTGATGTGTATTGCCTCTCGACGGATTTGTCAGAGGCCACGGACTTTGGTAATAAGTCCGTTGCTCGCCAAATATGGCTGAATTTGATACAGCTTAGCTGTGTCCACGAGGACTTTCCGAAAGGCCTCGCCGCTCTCGCAATGAATTTATTTTGCGGGAAAAGGTACGTTTTCGTACCAGATGGAGCTTATTACTCCCTCATTATAGCCACCCGTGGGTGGTTTATGGGTGATATGATGACAAAGGTCATACTTACCATATCACATGATTATTCCATGAGAATATCGGGAATTCATGTTTATTCCCTGGTAGGCGACGATGAAGTCGCTCTATCGAATGTCAAGGCGAGGCTTGCGCGCCACCTTGACCACCTTGAACTTTTAGGATTCAAGGTATCGAAGGAAGATACTTTTATCTCCCGTCGCCTCATGTTTTACTGTGAGGAAGGGTCCCTGGTTCCACAGAGACCCGCGGATGCTACCCATGTGCAAATGCGCAGGGGTGCACCCTTGGGGTACATTGATTACCCCCGTATCCGTCTTTTACTCGCAGAAACCTGCGAGACGGATAATTACTCTATGACTAACATAGGTCGGTTTTCCCTCCTTGGGAAGGAAACACGATGGGTCTCGTCTACTAACAAGACCCTCCTGAAGCAATTTGAAATTGCCTCACTCCTACAGCACGTCATGGTGCCGCAGGATAGGGACACTTTGTGCCCTTTTACCCCCGTTGAAATTGGGGGGGATGGTGCCTATACTACAGACCCC